GCGCCACGCTTCACTCCTCGGCGAAGGAAATCGTCGATGTCTTGCAGGTCCATCCACCGCAAAAGGCCGGTCGAAATCTTCGGGATTCCGCGGGCCTGATCCGTCCACTGCGGCTCGTAGGCAAGGTCGCAGCTGAACGTCGAAACGTCTGTATATTGGCCGTCATCACCGGCGATCCGAAGCCCAATAGGTCGGCTGTTCCGGTCGTAAATGATGCCGTCAAAAATGCGCGCCCCGTCGAATTGCCCACCTTCAACAATGCCCATGGCGCCCGTTTTCTGCTGGGTGCCATATTTCGCCGTGCTCGAAATTTTAGTTGCCGGGTAAAACGCCAGTTGCGGGAACCCGCTGGCGGTTTGCGTCAAAACCATCGCGTCGTCACCGTCCACGTCCCACGCGATGGACGAGAGGACCATGGACGTTTTGAAGTCGTACTGCGGCCCGCGGATGTTGCAATTCGGCATCCACTGGTTATTTACGAAATTCTCAGCTTCAGCGCCCCATTCCGGATTGGTGCCGGCGTAGTGGTAATCCCATGCGTCACCAAATGCCCAATTCGCCCGCTGGTTTACCGCCGCCGAGAGAACGTCGATTTGAGCGAACAACTGCCGGGAGTAATTCACCAGCTCGTAGCGGTCGCCTTCCGAGACGTTGACCTTCGTGTCCGTGCTGAGCCAAGCCCGCGGCTTGTAGCTCCGCATGTTCTGGCGGGGCGACGGGTACAGGAAATAATTCACCGGCCGCCCGTCGGCGCCGAGGATGGCGGATTTACGGATTCCGGCGGGCGAGCGTCCCGGGATTGGTGCGAGCGTGGTCATTATGAGCGGGTGTAGGAGGCGCGGGATTTGCGGACTCGCTCGGCGTATGGGTCTTGGTATGTTGCCGGGTCGCGGCGGTGGAGAGAGTAAAGCAGCCGCCTGATCTCAAGGGACGTGCTCCCGGAACCCTGCCAGGATCGCACTTGCTGCAATCCGGCGCCGGTCGTCATGGACAGTTCGCCCTTGCTGGCGCGATTCTGCACGCTCTCAAGGAGCGCGAGTAACTGAGCCACGGTCTTTTGCGGATAGTAGTCGAACGGCACCAACAATGCGGAGACGTCCACCGGGAAGCGGAAAACGCCGTCCGCCGCGGGGAGTCGCGCCCGAAGGCGGGAGACCGGGCGAGCGTCCGGCGTTCAATGGTGCGGCCGTGTCTACTGCTCGTCCGTTTCCTCGCCAGGCGCGGAGTCAATCACCCCGACGATTGCCATGACCGCCATCAGCATTGCGCCGATGTCCCAGTAATGATTCGGTCGCGTCTCTTTGATCGGAACCCAGACGTTGACTTTCTTCCCGTTCTTGAACGACTCGCGCCGCACCTCTGACCGCATTTGCGCGAAATAGCTTTCTTGGTCCTCGTCAGGGATTGTGTCCGGGAGCGTCAGAAACTTAGGGGCGCCAACGTCGCCATCGCGCCTGGCGCGGAGCAGGTCCTTGCAGTGAAGATTGGACCATTCCCAATAAGTTGCGTTTAGTGGCCGGTTACCGCGGCCCTCGTTCACGTTCCAGAGTCGTTGCGGGCTGTAAATCTTGGCGTAGGAAACCGGCCCTTTCTTGGTCTGGCGGGAGTGAATGAACGTCTCTTGGCCGGAACCTTTTAAGGCATTCCAGCAATACCGAACCGGAACTGGTCGGCCGGAGACAATGCGGGTGCCGGTGTGGAATCGGTTAAGGCACTCTTTCAGAACGTCCGTCATGCGGTAGCCGCAGTCCAAAAACACCTTCTGGTCCTTCACTTCATGGAGCTTCTGAATCGCCGCCAGCTCGTCGAACGACGACGCTTTTCCGCGTGCGAGCATCCGCGCTTCCCCGTCCATCGCGAAGGCGAAAACGGAGTAGTAGAACTTCTGCAAATCCCGCTGACAGTCTGCGATCAGCACCCGGTGCGCCTCGTTTGGCCACTCCGCGTTTGGGTTGTATTCCTCGCGGGCGATTGATCGGTACTCGGTCGCGGTGTCTTCTGACCAATGGATCGCAAGGTCCTTTTGGTAGAATTCCTGCATCGGCAGGTTATAGCTCAGCGTCTCTTTCGCCGTCTTCGCCATCAGGTATTTGGTCACCTGATCGGACATTGGGATGCGAACAGACGCCAGCGCCGGCCAGTGGAAGCCGACGTTTTCGCCCGGAGCGTTTGGGTTTGTCGCCTCGTACCGGTAGGAATCCATCAGTTGCCGGCGAATCTCCGGGCGGTCTTCAATTCGGTGGTCGCAATGGTGGCAGCGGATGTGCGCGGTCTTGGCGGCCTCGTTGTAATTCCACCGGCCATCACGAAGCGTCCGGTCGTTCGTGTCCCATGATAGCCCAGAGAACGTGCCGCGCAGCTCCGCGACCGGGTGCGAATCCTCCCGCAGGCGGGCGAGCGAAAACGGCTGATAGGTTCCGCATGACGGGCACGCCCACATCAATTCCCGCATGTCGGTCTCGTGGTGGAGCTTGTCCGCATCCTCATCAACGAAGCCGCCTTGCCCAAGCAGAATGACCTTGCATGTGTCTCGGTATTGCGTTGTCCGGTATATCGCCTGACGCGCTAGCCCGTTCGCCCGGGACATCCACAGCTCATCGATAATGACGTACCGGTAGGACACGGATTGCACATTGCCCTCGTTCATGCCGGCCACCGTCAGGGAGCAGTGCGGGAAATAAATCTTGGTCTTGGTTTTGTCGTGCCGGTCCACGTCCTTCAATAGACGCGCAACGCCTGGAATGGACCGAAGCAACGGCATCAAGCGGGTGTCCGCCATGGTCTTCGCCTTCGGGTCGTCCTCGTATAGAAACAGGATGTCCCCGGGGTCGTGCTCGATCCAATACGGGACCACGATTTCGGACATCAGCGTCTTCATTGTCTGGACGGCGCCAAGTATGGACACGCGCCGGACGGACGGATTTCGAATCGCCTCCCACGGCTCCTTAATGTGGCGGGCTGACGTTATGTCGAAACGCCCCTTTACCGCGTACCCACTTTGCAGGTCAATGCTCGCGGCGTAGTCGTAAATCTCCCCGCGGAATGGCGGGAGCCACGCGGAGCGAGTCAGTTCGCGGAGGAATTCAACGTTGCCTCGGTGGTCCATTTTTCAACACCTCGATTAAAGATCGCGCAAACGTCGTCAACGGCTTGCTTTAGGAGTGCGGACTTTTCCGCCTTGTTGGCGAAATCAAGTTTCGTATCCAGCTCGCGCTCCAACTTGTGGACCAAAACGGCCCGCTGGTGCATTGAGATTGCGCGCAACTCCGGGCCGATCTCATCCCGTGCGACGTACTCCTTCTTGGCAACTTCAAATTCGAACTCTTCGCGCAGGCGGCGGACGCGAGTAAGACCCTCTTTCTCTTCGGTGAGCGTACTGCTTTTCTTCTTCAGCAACTCGCCTTGGTACTTAATCATCCCACGCAGTGCCGCGGCCTCGTCGTACTCGCCACGCTCGGGCGGCGGGAAGAAACCTTTCTGCGCGATGTTGCGTAACTGGCGGTCAGATAGGCCGGTCAGCTCCGCGAAGTCGGCGGCGGCGAGTTTCTTTTTGGATGGGGTGGCCAAGTGGGCGGGTCACGGATTGCGATTGCTGGAGCGGTTTGGGGCTCCTGCTCTACATCCAGAGTTTTACGAGCCACCCAATCCCGACACTTACGAGTGGGGACATGGTTGCAATGAGCGCGCCTTCAATCAGAGCGTCTGTGAACTTCTTTTCCTTGTCGCGTTTTGCGAACGGCTGAAAGAATTTCACGACGATTGCCAGTCCGATTGCCGCCGGGATTGTCAGCGACGGCGCATTCAGTGTCGTCGCCACGAACCAAGCCCACAGTTTCGATAGCGCCCAGCCATTCATGGTCATTGAGTAGACCGCCAGCGCCAGCGTTGTTGTTATGTAACCGATCGTTTTCATTTTCGCGATTCAACACCAATTCTCATTGACGTTCTGTTTGATGATTTGGCGGGAATGGCAGTCGAGAATGTGAACGATGTCGAAGATTTTTAGCGTCTTGT